CAACTCATCTCGCCCTGAAAGTTGTTGGACTGTTTGCTTGGTTTCGACTGCGACGACTACAGCGCCTAATCAAAATGCTAGAACTGGCACAACAACGCGATGCTGCTGTTGAGTTGTCAGAGCAGGATTATAAGACAATCTTTATTGAAGGGAAAGGCAAGTGAATGACTAAAAAAGAAGAATACCAAAAGAAATATCCCGTAAAAGTGTGGCTGGAAATGCCTGAAGTGTGGCGAACAGAGTCCGAGTATTGGAAATACCTGCGCGGTCAATTCCGCCGTATTTGGAAGGATTTCCCTACGAAGAATAAGTTCAAAGCTATGCAAATGATTCCAAACTTTGAGGGGAGCGGTATTACCAACCCAAGAGTGAAGAAAGTAGCACAGTGCAATTATTGTAAGGACTGGTTTACTGGAAACAACCTCCAAGTTGACCATGTATCCCCTGTGGGTTCTTTCAAGAACTACGATGATGCTGCTGTATTCCTTTATAGGTTGCTTGCCCCGATGGATAATATGCAGCTTCTTTGTGCCGATAAGTGCCATATGCAAAAATCGTACGCAGAACGCATGGGAATGTCAATGGAAGATGCTATTATCGAAAAGCAATGTGTTGCCTTTGGTAAGTTGCCAGCGGCTGAACAATCTGCTAAGTTTATGGAGATTGGGCTAGACACAAGTGTCGCCCCGGAAGATTACAGTACCAAGGAAAAGCGCAGGGACGCATATCGTGAATACTTGAAAGCGGAGCGTGATAAGAATGAACCTGATCTTCAAACAGACATTTGATGATAAGCTGTTCCGTAACAAATATGGGTTGTTACTAGGTGATAAACTGTTCACCGATAAAGCCCTGAACATTGCTGGCTTCTCCAACCCCCTCCCTACAAACTTGTCTCTGTACTATTATGCACTGGCTGGGCAAGGGAAGGTGGTTGTAGAGGTTTACCGAAAGAATGATGAAATGGAGAAGGGATGATGGCATCTACGATGCAGCTAACTACACCTGAATGGCTTGACAAATATAAAGAACTGGTTGCATCTGGCCTTAGCCAGCGGCAAGCGTGTGCAATCCTTGGAATTGCTCGTGCTACGGTTTATGATGCGTTGATTCGTGTTGAGCAATACAACCACGTTGAGAAGAGTGGCAGCAAGACAGTAGAGGACAATTCTGTTGTTCTGATTATCAGTGATATGCACATTCCTTACCACCACCCAAAGGCACTTGATTGGCTTCAATCGCTGAAAGACAAATACAAGCCTACTCGTGTCATTTGTATTGGTGACGAGCTTGATAAGCACGCACTGTCTTACCACGATTCAGACCCCAACCTGAAAAGTGCTGGTGATGAACTGTCAGAGAGCTTGGTTGTCATCAAGAAGTTGCACGAGATGTTTCCAGCGATGGACATTCTTGAAAGCAATCACGGTTCTCTAATCTACCGGAAGGCTAAGACACATGGTATTCCCAAGCAATACTTGAAGTCGTACAACGATGTTCTTGGTGTAGATAGTGGCTGGAAATGGCATTTTGATTTGACAGTCACATTGCCGAATGGTTCTCCTGTTTATTTCCATCACGGAAAGAGTAGTGATGGCTTGCGCCTTAGTCAGACAATGGGGATGAGTTGTGTTCAAGGGCATTTCCATGAGAAGTTCAAGATTGATTATTGGGCCAACCCGCTTGGGTTGTATTGGGCAATGCAAGTTGGTTGTTTGATTGATGATGATAGTCTAGCATTCGCATATAACAATGTGAACCTGAAGCGACCGATTATTGGCTGTGGTGTGATTGTTGATGGTGTTCCTATTTTGGAGGCAATGCCTTTATGAACGAAGAGATTTGGAAAGACATAGAAGGATATGGCGGGGTATATCAAGTGAGCAATAAGGGCAAGGTGAGGTCGTTTCGTTCAAGAAACGGTGTTGGTCTTTCAACCACTCCCCGAATAATGGTAGGTGCGCTCTATATTGGGTACAATATGATTACCTTGTGTAAGGAGGGTAATCAGTGTATGAAAAAAGTTCACAGGCTGGTAGCGGAGGCGTTTATACCCAACCCAGAAAACAAACCGTTTGTGAATCATAAAAACTTCGTAAGGAATGACAACTCAGTTGAGAACCTAGAATGGGTTACTCCTTGCGAAAACTCTAGGCATTCTGTCCCGAGAAACAAAGAGAAAGGGGTTCACAAATTTCCCGGTGCGAAGCACTTGCAAGCAGTTTCTGTGGATGACCCCTCATTTGGCTACTATTTTCCGACAAGGTTGTGCGTTACAACAGTTGGATTTGATTTAAGAGCCGTTGGTCGATGCTTAAAAGATGATTCAAAAAGTCACAAAGGGTATAGATTCTATTGTATGGGTAAGAATAACTTCGATAAAGGATTGGACTTCTTTCCTCCGTATGCCAAGAATACACCAAGATAAAACGTTACATTATAACGCTCTGGCAACTTAACGGTTGTCAGGGCTTTTTCTTTTTGTATTGTGTGAAAATGTTGTTGACACAGGAAATGAAGAGAAGTAAGATGAGGCATCAAGACAACGAGCAAGTGGACAATTCTATGTACACAATAACATTCACAGCAACATTCCCCGAAGCAATGGCTAACGTCATGCGTGAAACATTCTCCGAACCGGGAATGTCTTGGCGCAATATGACACTGCCGCTGGAAATGAATATCTGGCAATCAATGGCGTTTCATCGCTTTGCCAATCATCGAGACAGTTATTACATTGGTGGTTGTTACGGGGAGAAAGATGTGTTGCTTTGGCAAGGAAATACGGTTACAATGACTTCAACAATCCCACAATCAGAAAGCGATCTTGAATGGTTGCTCGGGGATATGCTGGAACAATGTGCGAGCTTGAATTGGACAATTGGAGAAGAGTGATGAGTGTAAATATGAGTGGATTTGACAAGAACCCGTTCAAGGTTGGGGATAAAGTGAGGGTTAAGGCTAATGTATTGAACACTTTCCCTGTTGTATTTAAGAACTTTCTTTCTGTGAAATATGCTATTGTCACGGGGATCGAAAGTTACCGGGTATTTACAAACGTGGATGATGAGCCTACACATTTTGAACATTTTGAACTTTACAAAGAAGCGAACGAGGATGTTATGAATAAACAAACACAGCAAAAGACAAAGCGTATTCATTTTACACACAAACTGTGGGAGAAGTGGAAGGATGTTGCCAAGATCATCTACATCCCCTCTGGCGGGGAAGTGCTAGGGTTTGCATGTTTTCCCGAAGCAGATTCTCGGTTCTGTTATGCGTACTTGACCCGATCCGGTACAGCCCCTGCGTTTGGTTCTGGTGAATCTTTTTGGCTGGAAATCCCTGTCACAGCCAAGCGCATCCCTTTCAATCCTGAATTGAAAGATGCTAAAGTGTTTTATGGGGATACAGAACTGATTGAGTGGGTACAAATGAATAGCGGTGTTGTGTGTGGCAGTTACGACACTGGCGGGATTGATGGGGTAATTACAAACCTCTATCGTCCCAATGACCTCCAGATGGAAATCGAAGAATGACGGAACTTACTGCACCAGTCAACATACGCTTCAAGCATATTATCCACTGGGATATTGTGAACAACACACCATACCTGAATGAAAAGGTTGAAATGTCTATGGACGGACACAACCTTGGTGTGTATAATTCGGTAATAGACGGACTCATCCACATCCTTGAACAAGAGATGGGTGAGAAGGTGAAGGTGGTGCATGACTACAGGAATACACGAGATGTGCAAAATGACAGGCTTTGATGTAATCTACGGGATTGCTGGCGTTACAATTGATCCTCATGTCTGTCGGAGAAATGATGGCTGTACGGGTGGCGTAACGCTTGAGGAAGCTTGTGAACTTGTGGCACAATGGTATGACCAACAGGCGAAGCTGTGGCGTACTAAGCAACATCCAGATTGTCAATATTTTGTCTGACCCTTGTCAGTATTTTGTTTGAGGAGAAACTATTATGGTACTTAGTCAAGAAGAATACGCCTTTCTTTCAAGCCTTCTTCGACGTAGAGCAAGGGCGCTAGAGACGTACTGCGAAGATGTTAGTGAGATTGGAGAGGATTGCTTAGAAGAACTGATTGAGGTTGCTTACTTGCGGAAGCTGGCTGATAAGATTGAAGGAGATATGGCAAAATGAAACTAGAACCAAAAGGTACTGAGTGGGTTTACTTGAACGAACGCTATGAAGTGTGCAGTAGTAATGGATGCTGTACAATCGGTGAAATCTACCTAGACCACATGGAAGATGAATGGGTGTTTGATATTGAAACACGAGAACGTGCGGGAGGTAGTGTGTATTACGCTGGTGAAATGGAAGAGATTAGCTTTTTGTTGAACAAGCTGAATAAACGTGATAAGTTGGGTAAATACAAACGTGGGGTGGAGAAGAAAGAAAATGAGTAACTTCAAAGTCGGTGACAGGGTTGAGTGTATCGACAACACTGGCGTTGAGATGTGGTTGGATAAAGGTGTGTATTACACGGTTACGTTTGTTCACGAAAACACTGACGTTGCTGTGAACGGGATTCGTAATAACTACGGATGGGCTGCATCGAGATTTGATCACATAAAACAGAAAGTAACGGAAAATATGCAACAAGGAGGTTCTGTAACCGATCTCGTAAACTCCCCGGCACACTACCAGTCTGCTTCAGGTATTGAATGTATTGAAGCTATCAAGGCTCAGATGTCTGATGAAGAATACCGTGGCTATCTGCGCGGCAATGTTGTAAAATACTTGTGGCGTTATCAGCAGAAAGGTGGGAAGCAATCTCTTGAGAAAGCCCGTTGGTATTTGGATAAACTTATTGGTGAAACGGCATGACTGAACGCACATATCGCGACCTTTGCCCACAAGGAACACCAGAAACTGTCAGGCGTAAATATAACATTGGTGACATCTTCCTGAACCAAGCTAAATGTTTGCTTTGTGGGGATGTGATTACATCCGACAACCGACATGACTTTGCTACTTGTAGCTGTGGCAGTGTAAGTGTTGATGGGGGAAGTTGGTATTCTAAGCGGTTGTTTAAAGCTGCTGGTTGTTATGAAGACCAAAGCATTCCGTATGAACAAGGGAGGGGGTGAAAAATGATTAAAGATTTAGTTAAATCCCCATACCCTACAGTAATAACTCTTATCCTTTGCACATTGTTTGTTTCACGTGTATGGGGCGTGCGTGTAAATCTTCCGGCAAATAGTCCAGCTATGGTCACGCTGAATGCAGATGAATGGGTTTGTACAAATACCACTGCTGTCAGTAAGAAAACATTGGTAGGTCTTGTCCCTAACCAGCGCATGATTACTGAGAATGTTGAAGTGTGTATTGAATACAAGCATAAATAATGTTATGCTTATTGTCTGGCTTGATAAAACTGAGGAAATGAAAGATGGCTGTATTTAAGAAAGGTGACAAAGTAAAGGTGAAAGATAGCCAACCCGATGATGAGGTGTTGGTCAATTCCCTCCAGAAAGGGAGGGTTTATATTGTAGAGGGTGTGGATGCAGACGGACTATTGTACACGGATAAGGTTGTAGCATATGCTTTCCGTTTTGAGTTGGCTCCTGACAACTACTCCCTTAAGAAGTTTGAGAAAGACATTCGTAAGTTCAACGAGCGTTGTGGGAATGTGGACTGTACGCCCGAAATGTCTCTTACTGAGACTTGTTCCACTGTCTTGCCACAAGCTAAGGTGATTTTGGAAGAAGCTAAGGAATTGCTGAAAGCCTGTGAAGATCGGGACGAGCAAGAAATGGTAGATGGTGTTCAGGACATTCTTGTCACATCACTCCGCTTGCTTTCGTTGCTTGGAAAACGTTATGATTTGATGAAGGCAGCGCAATTGGTGATGGAGAACAATCGTCTGAAATATACGGATGATGTCAAGTTGCTTGAACAATGGGTTGTGGCGTCCCCACCTGACATCTACGGTGAATCCTCTGATAGTGGTGGAAAGAAATACTACTACCTTAAAGACCTTAATGGGAAGATTCGCAAGTGGCCCGGATTTCCTAAAGTAGAACTGAATGTTGAGGAACTGCGGAAATGAAACAACAGATTGACAGCGAACTTGTTGGAGAGTTGTACGCCTCCGCTTGCCAGCTTTGTTCTACAGCAGGTGTCGTAGAAAATGTCTGGTTCAAAGAATCCCCATCACACATGAAACAAAGTATTGTAGAATTGCGTGAAGTGTTGGATAAGTTTTCAATGATTTTATACGGACGGACGTATGCAGAAGCCTCAAACAATCAGAGAGGGTGAAAAGGTGAAGTGGCACGGACTAACTTGTATCGTCTCTCTGGTTGTCTGGAAACAATGGTGTAGCGAATATGAATTACGTCTTGAAGTTAATGGCCGCACGTATTATGATTATGCGTGTAATGTGGAGAAACTGGAACAATAATGGGTAAAACATACCGCGCTTCTGATTGTGACAGTGAAACACTTAACGAGAAAGAAGCAAAGCAACAAGCCAAACAACGTAAACGTGCTGTGAAAGAGCAGCGTGATAAACGGAAGCAGAAGTATGAACAATCAGACAATGACGAGTGATATATTGTCAGACATCCCTGATCACATTTGGCAACAATGTGGAGCCTACGAGGAGTGTCCCGAAGGATGGCAAGAGACAGCAAGGAAAGTGGAAGCTGTATTGCTTGCTGAAGGAGTGAAGATAAATCAAATCAAGGAGAAGTTCGGCGGGTTGCGTGTATATTGGGGCTGGCCTGAAGAATGGAATGATTTGGAAGATGAGACGTTCCATGACAAGTGTGAACAGATTGACTGCTTGATTGACATTGCTGATTGGGTGTGTCAACGAACGTGCATGGTGTGTGGCGAAAAAGGGACATTGTACAAGGAAGGGTGGGTTAATGTTCTCTGTGAGGAACATTATAATGAATGGCAAAAACGGGTGAAGGGGAAGAAATAATGAAATGCGTACCAATCGAAGTGACATTGTTAGACAGTTGTGGAAGTGATTTGTCTGTTGTGAATGCAGCGCGTGTCAGCTTTCATAAAGAAGTAGCTAAGGATGCTACAATTGCGGAGAAGGATGTAAAACTGATTAACTACTTGGCGAAGCATAAACACACGTCCCCGTTTAATCATGCTTTCATCACAATGCGTGTAAAGGCTCCAATCTTTGTTGCACGACAACTTGTCAAACACAAGTTCATGCCTTGGAATGAAGTGAGTCGGCGATATGTAGATGACGAGCCTGAGTTTTACATGCCCACATTATTCCGTAAAGCCGCTGACAACGTGAAACAAGGTAGTAGTGACGAACCTCTTAATGTGAATGAGATGTGGACATGTGGGTATGGCGGGCCTCAAAGCCTTCAACAAATGGTTAATGACACACAAGAGTACTCCCTTTGCTTATATACACAGGCTCTCGAACGAGGGATGTGTGCCGAACAAGCAAGGATGTTCCTGCCACAAAATACAATGACCGAATGGGTGTGGAGTGGTACTCTTGGTGCTTGGTGTGATATGATTCGTTTGCGGATTGATCCACACACCCAGTACGAAACCCGTATCGTGGCTAGCAAGGTTGCTGCGGTTATTGAACAATTGTTTCCACACAGTTACAAGGCACTACTTAATATGGAAGAAAACACATGACACAACTTGTAAGCTATAAAAACATCAGCATTTCCGACTTAATCCGCTGCCCCGGTTTTGATGGAACAGATGAGAAGATTAAGGAGTTGTTGTTTCAACTTGGTGTAGACACACGACACCCTGTAGAAGTTGAAGTGATCACTCATCGCAACATGCAGAACCAAGTGGTGACTTGTGAATACTATATGGGGAGAGAACGTACCGACCGCGCTTACATTCAATCAGGACATGCAAGCATTGAAGCCCTTTATGCCAGTAAGCCAGATATTGCACCAGACTTGATTAAGATGAGTCGGCAAGGGATTGGTGAACGAGTGTTTAAGAAGAATACTGGTGAAAAGAATCATGGCGGGGATGAGTGATGGAACAACCTGTAAGTGTTTATAATGGAATTGTGATTGACTATAGCCGTGACAAACTGCTGCCAGAGAAAGGATTGGCAATGCTCACAGCAAAGGGATTTTACAAGAAAGACAATGAAGACTCTCCACAACAATCTTTTGCACGGGCAGCGACCTGCTACTGCTTTGGGGACTATGAGTTTGCACAACGTATTTATGACGCAGCAAGCAAGCACTGGTTTACGTTTGCATCCCCTGTCTTGAGCAACGCTGTTGATGTGGAATGGCCTACGTTCACTGAAGATGAATGGCTTGATGCAGCTAGTTGGCTTCAAAGGAATGTGGAACCCGATGGAATGCCAATCTCTTGCTTCTTGGTGAAGATTCCAGACAACAAGAAAGGGATTGTTGAAGCACGGACTGAAACAGCTTGGTTGTCAATGATGGGGGGCGGAGTGGGTGTATATGCCGCCAACCGCTCACCTGATGAAAAGAGTACAGGCGTGATGTCCCATCTCCGTGGGTATGACGCTGACACCTTGTCTTACCGACAGACAGCAAGCCGACGAGGAAGTATTGCTGCTTATGCAGATATTACGCACCCCGAGATTCAGTCATTCATTCAGATGCGTAACCCTGTAGGTGGGGACGCAAATAAGAAATGCTTTAACTTGAACAACGCTGTCAACCTTCCTGACAGTTTTATGGAAGCGGTTATCAACGAGCAAGATTACGAACTTGTTGACCCCAAGCATGGCCCTACAGGTCGTAAGCTGAATGCTGCTAAGGTGTTTGAAGAGGTGCTGGAAATGCGTTTTGAAACAGGTGAGCCGTATCTGCATTTTGTGGATACAAGTAATCGCTGCAAGCCGAAGCAGATTACCAATCCGTTGTACAAAGTAGAACAAAGCAACTTGTGTTGACATACTAGCGCAAGTAAAACTCCTCTAACTCGGTGGAACTCCAGAACGGACAATACCGAACCAAGCAGGAATACACTGTATTCCGGGCGTGTGTAACGACTAGCCGAAAGGCGTAGCTTCAAGCGAAGCGAAACGGGGAGAACTCTGACGAGAGTTAAGATATAGTCTGTTCTGCACGGGAACATGCAGCAGCTTGAATAAAGCGGGAAGGGAAGTAGCGATCTCTTCTGAACACAAAGAGCGAAATCACACTGATGACTTCCGACAAACGTACAGCCGTTTGTTGCCTGTCTTCTCTTAATCTTGAGAAGTACGATGAATGGAAAGACAGTGGATTGGTGAAAGACCTTGTACGGTTGCTTGATAACGTACTGGAATACTTCATCCGTCTTGCACCCCCTGTCTTGTCAAAGGCGGTATATTCGGCAAGTATGGAACGTAGTATTGGAATTGGGACACTTGGTTGGCACAGCTACTTGCAAAAGAATATGATTCCTTTTGAAAGCGGCGGGTTTGGTAGTGCTGCACAACACACAAGTATCTTGTATTCCAAGATTAAGAGTGAAGCAGAAGAAGCCAGTAAGGAACTTGCTGTAACTCGTGGTGAGGCTCCAGACTGTACTGGCAGTGGCTTCCGCAATGCCCATCTATTGGCAATTGCCCCAAATGCCTCATCTGCCGACATCGTTGGTGCTTCACCTAGCGTTGAACCTTGGGCTGGCAATGCTTTCAATAACCAAGGACGGGCAGGGAGCTTCCTTATCAAGAACAAGTATCTTGAGAAAGAGTTGGATAAAATTGGACTGAACACCAAAGAAGTTTGGGATAGTATTATTGCCAATGAAGGGAGTTGTCAGCACATTGCTGAACTGGATGATCATACAAAGAAAGTGTTCAAGACAGCACGAGAGATTAATCCGATGTGGATTATTGAACTTGCTTCCTTGCGCCAACAATATGTATGTCAAAGCCAGAGCATCAATATCTTTGTCCCTGAAGATATTACAATGCAAGAAATGGCAGATGTTCACATTGCTGCTTGGAAGAAGGGACTGAAGTCTCTATACTATTGTCGTGCTAAAGCCGCTGGCAAGGTGAGTGTTGGGACAGGTGGTGATACGCCATTGAACAGTATTCAAGTGCGGCAGAAGATTGAGTGGGCCGGTGAGTGCCTGTCTTGCGAAGGTTGATAAAGTGGAGAATGTAATTGTCAGTATTTAAGGAAAGCACCTCCTATCGTCCATTTATCTATCCTTGGGCGGTAGAGATGTCAAAGAAACATGCTATCGAGATGTTCTGGGATGTTCACCAGATTGAACTGCAAGATGATTTGCGACAGTACAACAGTAAAGATGGGTTGAAAACTAAGGATGTTTCTCACGAAACAAACAAGTACATCATTGACCAGTTGCTCTGTGTGTTTACGGAGATGGATAAAACTGTCGCAGGTGGATATACACAACTGCTACCGTACATCAAGAACAACGAAGCACGGACATGGTTCCTCACCGTTGCTCAACGTGAAACTGTCCATCAGCGTGGATATGCTATTCTTGCTGAAACGTTTGGCTTCACAGATAAGGACTGGTCACGTTTCAGTGAATATGCTGAGATGCGGGATAAACTAGATGCCATGACTGCCCCCCGTAATTTGATTGGCAGAGATGAGTATAAGGCCGCGGCCATTCTCGCTACTATCTTACTTGGTGAGGGGATTGGTTTGTTCGGTGCATTTGCTGTATTGCTTAATTTCAAGCGGCAAGGGAAGTTGATGGGGTTTAACGATGTCAATCAGTGGAGCTTGCTCGACGAACAAGAGCATGTGACAGGTAATATCAAGTTCCTGAACGAGATGCGTAAAGACCTTACGGAAGCTGAGAACTGGGCTATTGATGACTTGATTATCAAGGTAGTAAAAAACTATGAACAGGCTGAACATCGCTTTCTGGATTTGTTGTATGCTATCGGCAGTCAACAAGACTTGGACATAGGGGATGTCAAGAAATACATCACCTACCTTGGACAACTTAGGCTGTTCCAGTTGGGTTTAATTTCTCTTGAAGAAGTTCCTACCAACCCGCTTGAATGGATGGACTGGATGCTGTCGGCTTCGCGGCATGATGCTTTCTTTGAGAAGCGTGTGACTGACTACTCACACAAGCGTCTTGAAGGGGGAGTTGATTACTCAAAGTACCGGGAATAGTCGTTGACACGCACAAGGATGTGCTTTAACATTCAACTCATCAAGACAACTGACGTGTGGGAGTATGACCAAAGATCAGCTTAAATCATTCCTTGCTTCCCACGGATGGGAAGAAACTAAGCATGGGAACTTTTTCACGTTTATTCCATCCACCACTAGACACGGCTTGCCAATTCTGGTTAAATACATTATACGGTTCTACGGGAAGAGTATGGTGGAGATACGAAAGGAGAATATAGACATGCCAGAAGATACGCAGTTCTTCTACAAGTTTGACAGGATTGCTAAGAGCAATTTGATGGGGATTCATCTGAGAGAGGATGATAGTGTGTGTATTGATGGCGTAGTAATTAAATAGGAGAACACAATGTTTGAGACAATGTTTGTCGTCGTAATGGGGTTGATTGTAGCTATTGGAATTGGTACAGAGATTGTGTACAATATCCCCGACAAGCGAAAAGGAATGTTGCTTGCAATTTTGGCGGGGATTGTTATTGGTGTGTTGTGCAGAGGGATTATTGAAGCGGGGGAGATGGAAACAGGTAGTGTTAACAAAGGCAATCAAACTTACGGGGAGGGGAAGGGAGATGTTCAGCGAGGAGATTATTAGGAACTCTGTAGCATTCAGTGCTACGATTGTTGTATTTGGCCTGATGGTGTGGTTGTTCTTTAACGACCGTGGCGGGGGCGGGAATGGTGGTGGCATGGCTTGATTCTAATTTACTATAAGGAGAGCGAACAGTGGGCGCTACTGCAAAAGAATTACCTTCACAAGAGCTTATCGACAGCGGCGAATGGTATGATCCACTGCATGGTATCTGAAAAAAAGACATCCTTGTCTATAAGGCTCTTGGAGGAAACAACAAGAGCCGATGTAGTTATTGTTGTTCTATATCGGCGCTGGTTTATTTTACAGCACTGATAATTCCACGCAACACGTCCTCGTGCCTGTTAAGCATATTTACCTTATCATCGTAAATATATAGCCCCAAACCAACTATTACAGATACGAAAATAGCCCCAGCAAGAACAATTCCCCTCATCATAGAAACAGCTTTAATGACTTCACTTTTTGTGGTGGAGTAGTCTTTTTTCAAATCAGAGAAGTCACTAGCCAATGTGGCATGTTTCTGTTCAAGCACTAAAAAACTTTGTAGGATTTGAGTTTGCTGATTCAGCGTTGCTCTCATTTCCGTAAGAATTTCCATTTGTGTGTCTTGCTTGATTACAATAACGGCTACGTCTTTCTCTAAGTTACCAAACCTCTCCTCTTGTGCTTCATGGCTGATCATTTGTTATTCTCAGTTCTCTTAGTTAGCGTATAAGCACTAGCTGAAGCACCAACCAGCATCCCAATAATCCACAAAATAGAAGTGTTCAGCGTAGAATATACAAACTCATACTGTAGAGCACTAACACCAAGACTAAGGCCAACAATAACACCTAACATGACTAATGAAACAATGGAAGCAATGGCAACACCTGTAATGTATCCAAGCCGTTTAGTGCTTGGTTGTTGTGTCTTGCTGTCTGACATTGCGCTTTGTAAAAACGCTATCCAATTTGACATACACCTCCCTCCCTATACAAAGGTACTACCCCCCTCTGATATATGTATTAGCTATTAAGCCAGCAATACGGAAATCTGCTTCCTGATGGCTTCTCGTTCAGCATGTCCAAGCGCAGCAGGGCCATTAATAGCTTTAGTCACTTCCAGCCATTGCTGCTTATCGACCAGAGCATTAATCTTCCTGCTATCCCAATACCAAGCAGCGGCTAACACAGCATACCAAGGTTCTTCCAGAAACTCGGGATGCTGAACCACATCCACACCTGTTGCTTTATAGAAAGCAATGTAATTATCCTTGAATGTCAAATGACATCCCCCTCTCCCTCTATATCTCCACCCATCCCCGCTCTTCTCATCCCCATTCCCATACCTGTTGGCATAGACACGATTAGCAATATTGACAGGCTTACCAGCATACATCTTGGCCAGTGTCAGTGAAGGGAACTTACTTGGAAACACTTTCATCAACCGCTCAGGGGACGTGTAGTTGGTGTTTTCAACCAATCTAGTCCATCCCATTGTCTCGTGTCCAAACTGCCCCAGAAAGGCAGCTAGACGTGCTGGTGACGCATTGATTTCATACTTGGTGAGGAGAGATGAGAAAGCATTGACGTATTCCTTTACGTCTTTGCATTTCGGGAAGACAGAGCGCATTTGTTGTTCTGTTATATTCATAATACGCTCCATATCTTAGTAACCAATAGCAAACCAATATGCTGTCAGGTTGGATGCTGCACCACCGCCGCCAGCAGACATCACCACACCATCAAATGTAAAAGTAGTGGTGGTAAGCAAGCGGACGGCCGCTATCTCAATATCTAAAGTTGTACTACTGTCGGGTGTCACCTGTACATTGAGGCACGCTGTAGGGAATGCAATAGGGAAACTAACCGTACTGCCTGTTGTCAACAACCCACTCCCCCATTGAATAATCAACCCACCGGGTAGTTTCTGATAGCCCGAAGTGCCAAGAGATTGCCTTCCAGTGCCACTAAACAAACCAGCAATGTTGCTAGGTGTAATAGCACGTTCAGTATCAGTACCAGTGATTGTTTCAGCATTGGTTGCCAGTTCCACCGTCCCCTTAGCTGACGTTGTAGCCCCCTTATTATCAATCATGTATTGCAGCTTGAGCGGAGTGATTACAACTGTATCGCTAGTTCCAGCCAGAGTTTCAGCGTTGGTTGCAATCTCTGCAATCCCTGCCGTAGATTCTGTGGCCTGTCCAGTCTTGGCATCAAACTGACTCTTACGAACAGCGTGATTGGCACTGGAAGCAGAACCGACAAGGAACGTCTGGGCGCTATTGCCAGCAATAGGGGCGAACGTCACATCACATTGAGCAATAGAATATACAGACAGATTGCTTCGTGCTGTAGTGACATTGCTAAGGGCTGCCAGCGTTCCATAATTGGTAATGTGAGTTGTCAGTGCAGAATTAACAGTGGAAGCACTGCCGAAATCATCAAACGCTTTAACCCAATAAGCCGCTTCAGAGGCTGGATTCTTGTTAGTGCCGGTTTGCAATGCCTTATACACAACACCATTATATTGGATGAATGTGGCATAGCTGCTGCTATACTGGTATTCTGTAGCACTGTCCCACTCAGGAATACCCATCTGAAACAGATACGCCAAGGAAGTGTCTTGGCGATTCTGAAGCCAGTTCATGTATTCATAGGCGGGTTTTTCAGATACCCACCCTGTCTGCTTCTTAACATCAGATGGAGTATTGATAGTCCCGGCAGAGGCCCACTGGATACTAACATCTGGTTTTGTAATCTTGGACATCAATTATTCTCCACTGATCTTTCCACGGAATGCTACGCAGCTGTTGGCTACAGCATACATCGTGCTGTTGAATGTCGTGCTTATTGCGGATGTTGTGATAGGCGACGTATTCTCTTTAACACTAACAACAAAGTTTCCAGAGCGAGTACCGTTACTCAAACCATGATCCATTACCTCTGTAGCTCCAGATACGGTTGCTGGTATTGCAGCAGCACTTGCACCCACCCCCATGACAGCACTGACAACAATAGTGGTGGTTCCATTTGTGGTTATGGAGGGAGACACTACCGTCCCCGTAGCACCCCCTGTAATGGTTGCCGACGCAGAGGAGTCTATATATCCATCACCGGAACAATTAATGGCACACATATCAGACACGTTGCCAGTGTTACTGGTTGTCAATATAAGATTAGCCGTGACATTAGACAAACTACCACCGTAGGTGGCTTCATCAATGTAGTATATCGCCACATTACAGCGACAAGCGTTAGTGCCATTACCAGCATTAACTTCCTGCGCCTCTTTCATTGCCACTCCGTTGAACGTCAGAGAGGAAATCGTGTATGTTGTATTGGTTGTCAATCTTGCACTGCTGACAGCAACAACAAGGAATGTTGTAGATGCCGTTGTCGTATGACTAACTGTACGAGTGCTAACTGCTGTTGTAGTAGATACAGGATAATCAACACCTGACAGGTATACAGGAGCAAGGGTTTCAGCAGCAGGTGAGTACACCCCACGAGCGGCACACTTGCCTGTAATGTTCAAGGCTGTCTGATTGTAATGCAATTCATCAGCCATATAACTCAATGCTGGCCAACTACCTGTACCCCGATAAACCATGGTCAGTAGATCGCTTTCAGCACAGGCATCTTCTTGAGCCTGACGAATGTCTTGCCATTGTTGTTCGTTAGCACTTCCGCCACCTTGCCTTCCTGTACGGATAACATACATACCTTTCATGTTAGCAATATGGGATTTGAAATATTCGGCCAGTTCAATCAAAGCATTCTTGTAAGTGGTGCGATTTACAACGCTAGTGTCCGTAGCTTGAGCATCACTTTCCCCTTGACACCACATAATGTAGACATTACCAAGCTTGTAAGAAGCTGACAAACGAATGGATGCAATAGCGGAAAGAATAGATGTAACAGCAGCATCACGCAATGTTCCGGTTGCAGACCAGTCAGGATTATTACCATTATCTACAAGTTCAGTACCACCTGTAGCACAATCAATAAAAACACTATTCCGTCCAGTGAGGGCAAACCACTCATTGCTGAACGATGGCCACATACTTCCAGTAGTTGCCCCGCCAACAGGGTCAGCCATAGGGGAAGTGAAGCTACCAGCAGAGGAAAGGAATACACCGTTTGTTACAATAGGGGAAGAAGCACTACTCCCTCTCCCTTCAGCATTACTTTGACCAGCACTAACAAACAAATCCACCACTGTTCCACTATCTACAAGGGAAGGGGCGAAGCCGGTAATATATCTACCAAGAGCCATCTTGTATTCTCCTGTTTATTACCAGCCACATACTGTAGCAGTGTATGAATCCACGTTGCTAAAACCAACAGGTGTGAAACGAAAATGTGTAGCTGCAACATCGTTTACAATAACTGCCACTGGAGCAGTGATGTCAACAGCAATCGGAGCAGAAGCGTCATCAAGCAGAGGCTCATACTCTCCACCATACGCTTTCACTTCAATCGTAACTGTCCCCGCCTTCCCTGTTCCTGTAGCTACCACAGCACAATTAAAATTAGTAGCGTACCCAACATCTGCACCGCCGTTGTTATCTTTATCAATTGCCACCTCAATAGCTGCACCGATTGTGGAAGTGGATGAGTTAATCGTGTTCAACATTGCCATGTTGTATTCTCCTGATGTTATTACCAAATGCTAAGAGCATTACCAAGTGCTAAGAGCAGCGCGTTTCCATGTATTCGTAGCTGTACAGACATAAATATAATCGCTATCTACAGCCCAATCCCCACTTGTTCCAGAAGCACCAGCAGAAGCAGGGGCAGCAACGAAGCGTTTCCCGTACAGTTTCCAATATGCTGTTTCAGAGGCTGGATTCTTGTTAGTGCCGGTTTGAATGGAAACGTAGATGTTACCGTTGTATGTAATGAAGCTGCTGCCACTTTGGTATTCAATCGTTGCCACCCACTCAGGAATACCTTGTTGCATGAGGTAGGAAATGGCTTGGTCTTGACGATTCTCAATGAAGTTCCAATAGGCGAATGTTGGCTTTTCAACCACCCATCCTTGTTGAATCTTACCATTGGTAGGGGTGGACACTGTTCCTGTGCTGCCCCATTTGTATGTATAATCCGGGCGTGTCTCTTTAGACATAGTGTTTCCCCTTATTTAGTGTAGACAATGAAATTATCAAGGTATCCAGAATATCTGTTATCATTCATGGCTCCAAAGATTTGAAATCCTTTGTAACCTGTCCCTCCCGTTGATTGGTCTCCTTCTGTCCATGTGACTGTATCAGATGCAACCCCGTTCAGGTATAACGTCCAAACGCCTCCGATGCGCTCAACAAGTATCGTATTCGTTGTTGATGTCGCATTGGGGACAATTACACCTAGTGACAAGTCAACATTCCCAATTCCTCGCATGTAAGCAATAACGTCTGAGCCAGACATTCCAAGCTTTAAGCAGATTCCGAAGTTTCCGCCTGATGATTTCATCCAGACATAATCATTCCCAATTGATATTGGCTGTATATCGCACGAAATACGGAAATCTTTTGTCGTGAAGTCGAAATCGGCTGACTCACCGTTATAATCATCGGTAAAGACCCTTCCATCCTGATTGGCGTACAACCTCCCGCCAGTCGTTATCGCGCCGTAGCTGACAGGCGAGTGCCTTCCTGTACTGTCATTGAAGTTACTATTGAACTCCATCTCAAGCACTTTATTCCATGAAGGGGCTGGAGTCCCCCCTTGATTAACAATACCTAGTGGGAACATTATTGCGCTCCGATAACACGCATCTCTGTCGTGGATACGGCAACGAGGGTTTTAGCTTCATTCTGTGTTGTGAATACAGCAGTGCCAGTTAATGTGGCTCCACTGCCAGCAGATAATGTAACGACACCTGCACCACCCTGAACAATCGTTACCGACTCACCGACACCTACACCGAGACTGGTGGGGGTGTTACAAGTGACTGTAATAGATGATCCATTGGTGCAAGTGACAATCTTCCTGCCAGAAGGTGTCCAATCCGTAGCTGTAAGTGTGTAGGTTGTACCTGTTTGAGCATTGACAACGTAAGTAGCCTCATAGACCCACGCAGAACCATCATACAGCAACGTTCCTTTCCTGCCATTGTCATACACCTTCCATCCGGCTTTAGGGGTGTAGAACGTCCATCCAGCGTTAACGTATAATGCAATCTTATTAGTTTGTCCAGACCAAGCCCCAGATGCTCCTGAAGGAACAACATATTTGTCCCCGGCAGTGGGACTACCCGGAGGGGCGGTGGTGGATGCTGAAAGAACATATCCGTTCAACAAACTATCCACCATTAACAGGTTGGCATCGTTTTCCGTATTCCAGTTATCTTCCCCATAAGCCCAAGCATATTTCAATCCAAGAGAGGGGCCAGTAGATGCAGTCATTGTTTATTCCTCAAATAAGTTCTGCGATGTATCCACCGCCTTCAATTGTTGACTTGCCGTACGCTTCCCCGTAAGCCAACCCATACCCCGTTGAATATCCTGCCAATGGCTGTGCTGTAGGGTCTTCATACATTCCAAAATACGATTCCTCAAAGAACACATATTCAACAGTTACACTAATCGGAACAGGGACAATACTGCCTTGAATACTCAATCCAGTGAGGAAGTAGCGTTGAAAGTCAGTAAGGGTGTTTTGTATTTCAAGTGTAACGTGGGCATTAGGTTGTTCAACCAACCCGCTTGTTGTATTACCAGTGATGAAATTGAGTCCATCAATAATCGCTTGAGGGGTAGCTCTCGTAGAGTTGGCAATAATACGTGCCTTGATGATAAACCTGTAAGTTTCATCATCCACTGTAGCACTACTGCCTTCCTCTTGCAGCCTGCTACGAAACACACCACCCACTGTAGAATCACTTAATGTACCGAAAGGTTCAGCAGCCGTTGCCCCATCAAATCCAAAATAAGGGAAAGCATTGTAGTTTACTAACGTACGTGGTTGTCCAACAATATTACCAATCAAATCAAGCTGAGCACCTGTGGCTGTGTTGATACTGCGGAGTTGCATCAAGTCTTTATAAACTGTTTGCAACTCATTCAAATAATCCATCACCAGCTTCAAGAACGCATCAAATACTGGCTTGTTCTTGAATTGCTCAGTAACTCTCCCTCTTCCTTCTGCCAGATAATCAATCTCGGTAAAAGCATTTGTTGTCATTGTGCTTCTCCTTTTGAGATTAACTGTTCACGACAATATCATCTAACGTGATTGTTGCACGCTTGTAATAATCAACAGCCACGTTGGTTGTAGCGACAGGGGGATCAACATCATCCACTTTCAGGGCAGTGACATAATGTCCAGCCACTGTGTTGATCGGTGTGTACAGGCGGCTATAAATAACATCTTCACCAATCTTCAAGCCATTGATATAATCATAGATAGCTTGCTTGATTTGATCATCACCATTCACAGGATATGCGGAATCTGTTGTAACATCCACCTCAACATAGATAGGGAGGTCAGTTGGTCTATCAAACGAAATGGTGTGGATTACGCCTTGACTGTCTGTGACACTTTCCACCACTGTTCCATAACTCAAGATACCTGCCGGTTTGTTGTCCCAGATTGCCTTGGCAATATCAATGCTACTACCGCCCAATACGATCGGGTAGAAAGAGTGGGCAGGGACTGGCGGGGAAATCAGAGCCGTATCCGTTTCATTCTCATAAATGATGATTTGTTCCACTCCATCAATCTTGAGAATAGCTGCATAGATAGCTTCGTAAGTGTTCACACTGTCTTGGAACTTAGCCAGAGCATAGCGTGTACGCAATTCACTATCTGTTTCAATGTTAGTCCCTTCAACAGCAGCAGAAGGATTGGTAACAGTGTCCCACCCAATAACAGGAGATTGAATGCTCTGAATCGTATTAGCAGATTGTGCATTGGGGCCAGTCTCTGTACACGTAGCACTTACACTCTTCTTAACCTTGCTTATATCCCAATCTGTACCTACATCAAACGTACAAGTGTACCCTTGATTAACCTCTTGAATAAGTGCTTCACTTCCAACCAATGTGGCTGTGATATAGGTGTCGTGGTTGGTATTAACTTCCGTGATTATAGCGTTGACAATCTCTGATTCAGTAGCAGAAGAATCAGAAGTAATAGTAACAGTGACAGGAACAGCATTGATACCAGAAATCTGATAGGTAAAACTGTAAGCCGTAGAATTGGCAACAGCGGCTGGAGAAATCTGCACAGCAACACACAACCCTTCATCTAGTGTAATCTCACTGTCTGTGCTGAATATCTTACCTGTGGATGTAGAGCGAACATTGCTATCCACCGGAACCACTGTCCCATAATCCCCATAGCAAACCAATTCTGCTGTAGAAGCCGTAGCACTAAGTCTGGCCACACCACCAGTTAGTGTGATATTCTCAAGGGCATTACCAGATGCTTGATTAATATCATAAGCAGAATATACATCTTGTGCCGCTTCCCACAAATCCGCAAGCGGCGCTGAGAATAACTTGATAAACCTGCCAAGGACAGATGTATCGGATGTGTTTACAATATCACCCGGCTCAACCAGAGAAGCAAACTCACTTTCTGCTTTGGCCTTCAGTTCAGCAATAATATCATTCAGGCGTTTTACCGTGAAGCCTGTATCAGAAAGTCCAGCCACTTATGTTCTCCTTAGTTGGTTGGCGTAAGCACAAATGTAATAGCAGAAGATATAGCCCCATCTTCAGTCCTGACACGGAATGAGCAACTGAACTTACGATCAGTGGAAATGGAAGATGTGTAGGAAACAATCTGTAACGCATCTGGCTCTTTGAGGATGGAATCTTGAATAAGGGCATCCACTGCCATTTTGCTTCTGTTCTTCCCCATCACTCGATTCCACCAGTCAATGCCCAACGTGTTATCCATAAACCATTCCCCTTGGAATGTGTTCAACCGGATACGCAAACGTTGTGATAAGTCTTCAGCACCGATGCCGGTGGTTTGTGCATCTCCGTTGACAAGAGAAATGTCCCCATCTTCATCTAGTTTAATGTCCATGTGTGTCTACACCCCTCTTGTTCTCATTATCTTATATAGCCCTTGCATTGCAAATTGATAAACGATCATCTACCTATACTACCCTACCCCTTATCATACAACTATTATTTCCCTATACAGGGTTAAGGGGTTGGAAGGGTTAGGCTGCAAGATTGGAACTGGTTGGCCTTATCATTAATTTTGTCAATCAAGGTAGTGATTGCTACAGTCCTTGCAGCAAGCTGTGTTGGGTAAGCAAGGGCTGGAGCATACAAGGGTGTCAATACTCCATCTATCAAGCCGGTAATCCAGTCCAATACATCATCAATAGATGCAGGGGCTTCAAGTAAAGCTGCAATTGGTGCAAGCTTATCAAGCTGGTCTTGGATAGCTGTATTTTCAGCGTACAGAGAGGTGAGGATACGTTCTGCTGTTTCCTGTAGTTCCGCACAACTACCAACCTTATCAATGTCGTTACCAAGTTTTTCATACTGATCTAGGTTAATGACACCGGAGCCTTGTGGATTCATGTTTACTTCTCTTAAATAATGTTGGTAATAATGCCGTCTGTTACAGTTACAATCTGGCCTAATGGGGTGGTGAAACTGCCAGTAGCACCTACACCAACAGTAACACTTCCTGTATTGATAAGATTGCCATCAATTTGTGTGGACGAGGAGATGTCAATCTGGTTACCATTGATCTCTATTTTCCCTGTTTGTTTCATCCGTAGTTCACATTCAGCCGATGTGCCTAAGTTATGGAACACAACCAAATCATCTGTTGAATGTGGCAGTGTGTGCTTAGACACTTGGTTGATTGCAGAGCCAAACGGGAACAAGCCGGGAATGGCTATTGCATCTCTCTTATCAAATCTGCGATAATCGGATGGTGGTTGAGCAGAGCCATCACCACCCTTAAATACGTCCATACACGACTGGGCAAACACTATCAAAACTGTATCGCCCGCATGAACAGGGAACACAACAGCGGAACTTGAAGATGACGGATACATCAACGGAACAGATAGTATTGTTGGGAACTCTTCACTATCATCCCAATCAGGGAATACGGCATTAACCAAAGGTTTCACAGACACTCTTTGTTCACCGGCATTTTCTACCATCATTACTTTTGCAGGGATAGCTGTGAAGATATTCCGCATTTGGTATTCAAACAAAGCCTTCGTAGCACTCTCAAACGTCATATCTGTCATGGATACTTTCCTTATTCAAGTTCATCAGCATTAACACTATCACCCCACAACTCCATACACCACTCACCACCTCTGCTGTCACCCTTGAATGTAACAGAGCGAACACGGTAGAAGGAGTTGAACATATCATCGTCCGTAACCACCTTAAACAGCCCATTAGGGCGTATTTCAGGATTGAGTAATGCCTTCACCCGGATTCCGTATCGCCTAGCCTTAAAACGGCTTACCTTGCGTGGTGTTCCATCCTTCTTTGGCTTCAACACTTTCGTAGGCGGAAGAAACTGTTCATTCTCTTTGTCTAGGGCTTGCCCTGTAGCCTTGCTCACTTCCTCACTATCAATGTAGGGGATGTCGAGTAATCCACTATCCTTGGATAGAACAATAGCTTTTTCTTGCTCTCCACCATTCAAGCTATAGCGGTCTGTGACAATCAACTCGTTGTCAATGATCTTCCATTCAATAGCGTACGTAGATGCAATCTCATCCAGCACCTGCTTACCTGTACCATAGGCAGGATAACCAAACTGACACTTCAGCTTTCGCCATTCCCCTTTATTTGATTTAGAAAAGGCTAGGTCAAGTTGCTTGGCAATCTCTGCCACCACATTCTCAAGGTAAATATCAACAGGAAATGAGTAATTCACTTTCTTGATTGCAAGGTTTGTGAAGTTGGGGGCTAATTCAAACGTTGTTATTCTATCAGCACCCTGTTTCGTTGTTCTGATATTGATGACATCCCCTGTCACAATATTCTTGATATTGCCTTTATACCCGGCTGTCAGTGTCAGTGTCCCGTAGCGAGTGTTGATCTTCTTCAATGTATCGTCTGACAGGTTGGAGATGGAAACTGTTCCCTTGTTTGTCTTTTCCTTGTTGTCCACATACATTTCAATGTCAAACTGGATACGAAGGGAATCAACTTGAATGATGGTGCCATCTTCCGGGTTCTTAAATGTGAGCAAGTAATCCCTGTCCCACTGAACATTTTCATACTGCACAGCCATTTAATTACTCCGTTTAACTTGCAAAACTCAACAAGTAGTTGTCAGCCCAGAACATGACTGTCTCCACCGACTCAACAATACTGTCTTCTTTCGGCGTAAGATAAAAACTTCCCTTCGGGCCTTTCTCATACATATCGCTTGTGAAGATTTCAAACCTCGGAACAACCTTTCTTCCTTCCATTACCACCGTACCATCCGTCAGTGTGACAGTGAGGTGATAGTATCCAGAACGTGTGTTGTAATTGAATAACAATGTACATCCAACATTGTTGAGTGTGACAAAATATTGGAAAGACGGTTGGTTATAAATAGGGAGAAGTGCTACATCCGTTGTCATGTTACTCTCCTGTTAGTCCCGTATTGTACCGGGAATACCACTATTGTATGGCTTCTGTGTTAGCTTATAATAACGATCAGTGAGGGAACGTACAGTTTCCTCTTTAGCGTTATTTCTATCAATTTGTGGCTGGTGTGCTTCTTGATTGGTCTCAGGTTTTGCGGCATCCGTTGATGCTGTTCCCTTCATAGAATTACCAACACCCTTCCCGTCTGTTGCCGCTGCCTGATTAGCAAGTTTGCTGTTTATAATTGTGTCAGCCTCAGCTTGTGTCACCTTGACTTTTACAACGTTCACTTGCTCAATAGAGATATTGGGGTAGATTGCATACCCACCATCCGGGGATGTATCAAAAGACAAATCTGTAATAACGCAGTTTTCATATCTTTCGATCAGTGGGTCTTTCTCTCTGACAATGTACGCAAGAACTGTTACAACTTCCTTTCCACGTTGAATGGCAATCAGTCGCTTTCGCACAACATCCATTGATGCTTTTACAGAGGTGTTGGTATCGTTATCTTTGCCAGCGTAGTCACTCGGTACTGGCTCATTGGAGAGTGCAGGACTCCCATCTATACCCACCCTTCCCATACTGCTTGTTCTATTATAATCATAACCGGGAACAGCAACATTGGCCGCATCTTTCAATGGATTCCAGAAGTTATAATCAGTGACAACCCCTTGAATCCGAATCTTCAGGTTCTCGGTAATAATGTTGTCACTAATCTTGCTTCCATCCTCTACAGGATGACTTGTTACACTTCCTTGATAGGATTCAGAAAAGGACAGGATGCTATCAAACAGGATAACATCATTGTTTTGTGTTTTTATGACGTAAATCATGTTGTGTTTATTCTCCTGTCAGTCCTTGTTATCCAAATACACCTAGCCCACCAAGTCTTAATCCTTGACCAATGCCTACACCAAGTTCTCTCATGTCCCCACGCTGTAATGCTTCTTTAGCAGAGGTTGGAAGTTCATTGAAGCTAATGTCAAAGTTCATTGTAGCCGGTTTTTCAAGTGCGGGTGTTTTAGGTGTATTGTTCTCTTGGAATCGTCTGAACATCTCATCAACATCTTCCCTACTTTTTCCGCTAGGCGTGTAATCGTCCTTCAACTTATCAAGTGCTTTCTTCTGAACAGACGGCGCTGTGTAGTGGAAAGAGCTTTTATTGAAGAAAGGATTCATTCCTCGTTTCATCTCTTCCCACCCAATCAGCACCCTCAACACAAACTCATCCCAAAGCATCATTGCATATTCGATGTCAAGCGCCCACCCATGTACCCAATTATCTTCACCGTTCATGTAGTCAGCGATTGACTGTGCTGCATATACAAGAGTGCCTAGCAATCCTGCTAGTCTAATTGCGGGCGGGATAGCTCCCCATAACAGCTTGGTGAACTGGTTTAACGAACTGATAGCGCCAAGCAACCCCTGTGTACGGAGAAGAACAAAAGCAGCAAGCAAGCCGCCAGCCCCAAAGAACCCTGTTAAGAATCCTTTAATGTCCTCTTTGTTCTGGGCAATAACTTCACCAAGGAGTTTCAATCCCTTCACTACAAGTAGCACGCCTTTGAACAACGGTGTCAACACTGTAATCAGTTTACTCAACAGTCCGAACATCTCAGTCAACAATTCATCCAAGCCGCTTTCCATCATTACTTTGGAAAACTCTCGCATTTTATTGTTGAATCGTTCTTGTGCAGCAGCAGACATTTTCAGTTGTTTCTGGAACTCAGGGGGGGAGTGAGCAAAAACACCCATCGCTACCATTGCCTTAACAACAACGTCAGTGCCAACTTGCCCGTTCTCCATCATCTTGAACAGACCTTGGACGTCTGTTCCTGCGGCTTGTGCGAAATATTGCATCACACCAGCAGCATGGTCACCCAACTGTCCCTTCAATTCTTCAGAGCTAACTTTTTGCTTGTTGAACATCTGTTCAATTGCTTTGTTGGCAAGGTTAATCTTTTCAGCACTCATTCCCAACAAACGGAAATAACTTTGAGCACCTTTGAAACTCTTCTGAAGAACGTCTGTTCCAAACTGAGCTTTACCGGACATAAACATCTTGGCATAGCTTTGTCCCATATCCAGTATGGAAATACCAAGTTCATCTGCTGTCTGTTTTACAAACTTCAAATTACTATTGAATGTCTGTGTATCGCCGGAGATTGCTTTAAGCATGTTCTCCATTGCCATCATTTCACGGCCAGTGGCAACCAACTCCTTGAAGGCATATCCACCAGCAACAGCATTAAACAACCCCATACCTGTAGGGAGCATGGGCCGCAGGAACGCAGCAGGGCCGGTCTTGGCAATACCAGATGCTCTCCCCCAATAC